CACGTTCAGCCGAACTCGGAACTCTGGGATGCGTTGACGTTGGGTTCTGGTGCTCGTCGTGATCCGCAGATTGTGGCCATCACGACTGCCGGGTATGACCTGACGAGCATTTGTGGGATGTTGTACGGCTATGGCCAGAAGGTGTGTCGTGGGGAGATTGACGATGAGACGTTCGGGTTCTGGTGGTGGGAGGCGGCTGAGGGTTGTGACTTGAATGATCGGCAGGCGTGGTTGGAGGCGAATCCGAATCTGGCTGAGGGTCTTCTTGACCCGGAGGATATGGAGATTGCGGTGCGTCAAACTTCTGAGGTTTCGGTGCGTAGGTACCGTCTGAATCAGTGGGTGCGTACGGCTGCTGATTCGTGGTTGCCGCAGGGTGCTTGGGAGTTGTGTCGTTCAACGTTGGAGCTTGTGCCTGGTGCTGCGACGTGGGTTGGGGTTGATATGGCGTTGAAGCGTGATACGACGGCGGTGGTGTTGGTTCAGCATGTTGAGGGGAAGTTGGTGGCTCGGGCGAAGATTTGGTTGCCGGAGGGTGGTGTGTTGGATGTGTCTGCGGTGGAGTCGTATTTGCGTGAGGTTGCGCAACAGTTTGATATTCAGGAGATTGCGTTTGACCCAGCGTTTTTTCAGAGGACTGCTGAGGCGTTGGCTGAGGATGGGTTTCCGATGGTGGAGTTTCCGCAGTCTCCGCAGCGTATGGTTCCTGCGTGTGGGAATTTGTATGAGTTGATTGTGAATCAGAAACTTGCGCATGATGGGAATCCGTTGTTTTCGGATCAGGTGTTGTCGGCTGCGCAACGGATGAAGGACAATGGTTGGACGTTGTCGAAGGGTAAGTCGAAGCGGAAGATTGACGCTGTGATTGCGTTGGCGATGGCGTCGGATCGTGCTACTACGACGCCTGAACCTGTGGCGGAGCCTGGGTTCTTCGTGGTGTGAGTAGGCTGGTTCAACTACGATAGGAGGCTGGGATGAAAGTTTTATGGCTGGAGCTGATTGGATTGGTATGTCTTGTGGTTGCAGGATGGTTGGTGGCGCCGGCGTTGGGGTTTGCTGTGATTGGTGTTGCTGCGTTTGTGTCTGCGTGGAGTTTGGCTCGAATCACTAAGGATGACAAGAAGTGATTGTTGACCGTCTAGTTGGCCGTGGTGGCAATGAGGAGGAACGTGCGATTTCGTTCCAGTCGTTGTTCGCTCTCGGTGACGGGTACACGTTCACGACGAACTCTGGTGTCTATGTCACGCAGGACGATTCCATCAAAATTGGGACGGTCTATGCGTGTGTGCGGCTGATTGCCGACACGATTTCCACTCTGCCAGTTGATGCCTATATTCGCCAGGAGGGTGTGCGTCTTCAGTATCGTCCACGACCTGCTTGGCTTGACGCACCCGATATTGGGGTGACGAAAGAGGATCACTTTCAGCAGGTGATTGTTTCACTGTTGCTGAATGGCAACTCGTTCACTCGCATCATTCGTGATGAGGATGGTGAAGTGTTGGCGTTGTCGGTGTTGAATCCGCAGGTGGTGGAGATTCGTCGAGACAACAACGGACGTCTCTTCTACGTGTATGAGGCTCGTGACCGCATTGAGGATGTGGACATGATTCATATCCGTGACTTGACTTTGCCGGGTGAGTTGCGTGGCAAATCACGCATCGACCTGATGAAAGAGAATCTTGGTTTGGCACGAGCGTTGGAAGAGTTTGCTTCCCGTTTCTTTGGTCAGGGGTCGAACACTTCTGGCATCATTCAGTTCCCTGGGAACTTGTCTCGTGAGCAGGCCAAGAATCTTGTGGATGCGTTTGAGGATGGGCACAAGGGGTTGCGTCGTGCGCATCGTCCCGGCATCTTGTTTGGTGGTGCCACGTTTGAGAAGACTGGTGTGCCACCGAACGAGTCGCAGTTCATTGAGTCTCGACAGTTCGCTGTTGAGGAGATTGCCAGAATCTTCCGTGTCCCACCGTCGATGATTGGTGTCACGACACCAGGTGCGATGTCGTATGCGTCGGTTGAGGCAAACAACTTGTCGTTCTTGGTTCATTCTTTGACCCCAATTTTGGCGAAGGTTGAATCCGAATACAGCGTCCTGTTGGCTGGTCGTGCGTTCATCCGATTCTCCACCGCAGGTCTTCTGCGTGGTGATATCTCAGCACGAAACGCCTCATATCAGTCGGGACTCAACAACGGCTATCTATCGGTCAACGATGTGCGCCGATTCGAGGACATGACACCCATTGACGGTGGCGATGTGTATCGGGTTCCGTTGACAAACATTGACATCACGGCTGCGAACCTTGCCGATCTTGACCGCAAGTCACTGATTGCGCAACGTCTTGTGCTCGCTGGGTTTGACCCTGCTGGTGTGCTTGCAGCTCTTGATATGCCAAACATTGAACACACTGGTCTACCGTCCACACAGTTGCAGCCACTCGCAAGCGTGAGTCCCGTTGATCCGCAGGCCGCATACGAAGTCAACTCAAAACGAGAGTTGAACTTGAACATGCCAGAACAAATCATCCACGTCACACCACCATCGGTTCGAGTAGATGCACCAGTCGTGAACATTCCTGAAACTGTTGTCAATGTCAATGTGCCGGAGCAGCGCACCGTTGTTCGCACAGTTGAGCGTGATGCAGAAGGTCGAATCCTCCACATCACGGAAAGGCCTGAACAGTAATGGCAACGGGAATCAGCTCCTATCTGGCAGACCAGTGGCTTGATGCATTGGGCAACAATGACACTTTCGCTGTGGCCGCCGTGTATGTGAAACTTCATGTCGGTGACCCTGGCGCAAACGGCACAGCAAATGCGGCAACGGAAACGACCCGCAAAGAAGCGTCGTTCTCGGCAGCGTCATCGGGTGCGCTCGCATCTGACAGCGCACTCACCTGGACGAACATCGCCGGCTCGCAAGACGCCACCCACTTCACCGCATGGGACAACGTCTCAGCCGGAAACTTCCTGTTCTCAGGAACGATCACGGCAAACGCCTATACGGCAGGCGACACCTTCACTATCTCGTCAGGTTCACTGAACGTCTCGTTGACGCTCGCCTCCTAAGTAGGCACCCGTGGTCACACGGTTCTACCTTGACCAGTCGCAACTCAACGACGAGAACGTCGGTCTCGGCGGCCCATCCCCAGCGTTCGTCCTCAACACTTCAACGCTTGACGGTAACGGCAAACTAGACGGCGCCAACTTCACTACCACTGCCACAGCATCAGCAACCCTCGGTGCAATAGCAGCCACAGCCACCGGGACGGTGACACCAGTTGTCATCGGTGTGGCATCAGCCGAACTCGGTGAACTGTTCGCCGATGTGAGTGATGTGACGATTGAGGATTTCGGTGACGCTTCTTCTGATCTTGGTGGGTTGACGGCTTCGGCGTCGGGTGTGGTGACGGTGGTTGCGTCAGCGTTGAGCGGGTTGGGTGGTGTGTCGTCAAGTGCTTCTGGTGTGTTGACGGTGGTTGGTTCTGGTGAGGGTTTGTTGGGTGGTGTTGATGCGTCGGCTGTTGGTGTTGCCTCGGAAATTGGTTCTTCGTCTGCTGGTTTGGGTGGTTTGGTTGGTGTTGCTGTTGGGACGGTGACGCCTCAACCTCAGCCTGAGCCTGTGTCGGAGGGTGGCGGTCAGCCGTATCCGTATCGACGTCAACGGCCTCGCAAGAAGGTTGAGTCTGTTGTTGATGTTGTTGAGATGGTTGTGGAACCTGTGCGAGTTGTTGAGGGGTATGTGGCGCCGATTGTGGTGGGTTGTCAGGCGTCGGCTGTTGGTGTGATTGCGTTCTCTGCTGAAGAGGATGACTTGCAAGTAGTGTTGATGCTCTGAGGTAAATCATGGCTGTGTATCAAGGTCAAGTAGCTGTTGGAACTGTGGCGACTGTTCTCAATCCGTCACGGGCGCAGCCTGGTGTGATTCACATTGTGAATCAAGACAACACGGACACGGTGTATGTCGGCGGTTCTGCTGTCACTACGTCAACTGGTCACGGCATTCCTAAGAGTGGTGATGTGGAGTTGACGATTTATGCTGACACCGTCATCTACGCAATCTCAACGAAATCTAATCACACTGTCACTTGGTTGCACATCACGCCGTAATGCCGTACTTCATTTCTGATTCCAATGCCAACTGTTCAGGTTGGGCAGTTGAGAAAGATGACGGTGAGGTCATCGGTTGCCATACCACGAAGCAGGCGGCCATTGACCAGATGGTTGCGGTGTCTATTGCTGAGGAGATGGAGCCGGGTGGCGAGCGTGCTCGTCCTGATGAGTTGCAGGTGGGTGACTATGTTTCGTGGAATAGTTCGGGTGGTCGTGCTCGTGGCGAGATTCAGGAAATCTTCCGTTCGGGTACGGTGCGGGTGCCAGGTACCGACTTCGAGTTGGAAGCCTCAGAAGATGACCCGGTGGCCCTAATCCAGATATATCAACAAGTTGAAGGTGGCTGGGAAGACACCGATGTCATCGTCGGCCACAAGTTCTCCACCCTCACTCGGATCGGGGAATTGGAAGAGCCGGAGGATGAGCCAGAGGACGAAGATGAGGACGACATGGAGGATCGGGAACTACCCGACAACTATCGTCCTGCCGTCACAGCCGACGTGCCAGCCAACCACAACTGCGGCAACTGCGGCTACTACAAAGATTTCTATTGCCTCCGATGGGAAGCATTGGTGGCACCGTCGTACTACTGCAACGCATGGGAACCCGTCACCGGACTACCAAACGAGAACCCTGGACAAACCGTTCAGACCGGCAACGTCAGTTCAGAAGACCCCTACTACTACGACCCAGGCATCAACATCTACCGCCAACTCTCCTTCGATGTCCCCGAGTATGTGCGGGCGGCAGCCAGAAAAGGTTTGGACTACTACGGTCAAGGCCTCGGCGGTGACGGGCTTGTGGCTCGCACCATCCGTGAAGCTCGTGACATGGCCGCAGGCAGAATCACCGAAGACAAAGTCATCAGGGCAAACGCCTGGGGTGCTCGACATCTCGTCGACTTGGAAGCCCCACAAAACTCCGATGCCAACAACGACATGTTCCCCGGTGCTGGTGCGGTGGCGTTCTACCTGTGGGGAATCAACCCGCTAGATCCGAGTCCTGCGATGCAATGGTTTGAGCGTCAAGCAGAACGTGTCCGAGAAGAAGAAGGCCGCCTCGGCTACTTCAAGACCTTGACTCGTTTGTCTCGCCTACTCTTGGACAAGTAGCATCAGTCCCCTACTAGCATTGGTTGCCATGACTGAGAAGATTGAGACCCGCCGCCTTACTGTCAACCAGTTTGAGTTGCGTGAAGGTCCAGCCGGTGACGGCATGGCATTCAGCGGATATGCCGCAGTCTTCAACTCTGACTCAGAACCGTTGCCGTTCACGGAACGCATTTTGCCTGGTGCATTCAGGAAGTCGTTGCGTTCACGAAACAATGTGCGCATGTACCTCAACCACGACTCGTCAATGCTGTTGGCGACAACTCGTGCCAAGACGTTGCGTCTTGAAGAAGATGAGCGTGGTCTGAAAGTTGATGCCGATTTGCCAGACACCACAGTTGGGCGTGACTTGTCAACGCTCATCAAGCGTGGCGATGTGGACTCAATGTCGTTCGGTTTCTCTGTGCCTGCTCGTGGCGACAAATGGTCGGACGACGGCAATGTGCGTGAACTGAAGGAAGTGAAACTGTATGAGGTTTCTGTGGTGACTGGTTTCCCGGCATACGCAGCCACCTCAGCCAGCGTGCGCAGCCTTGACACGTTGGCTCAGCGTGCACAAGTTGATGCAGACAAACTGGCTGTTGCAATCACGATGCTGGAATCTGGTTCGGAGTTGGATGACGATCAGGCTGGTTTGTTGAGTGAGGTTGTTGCCAAGTTGCGCAAACAACCCGAAGCTGCACCATCTCGAATCGGTGTGTTGCAGAAGCAACTTGATTTGCTGAAGAGCATCGCCTAGGATTCTTCGCACAGTTGATGTGCGGAGCCGCTGCTACTGCCAGTTGAGGAGCCTCGCTGGGTGCGATACCAAATCCTTGCGTAC